TTTTAATTTCAAATACCACATTATCAAAATCAGCTGCAACATAATCGGTATCGGGTGAAGTAAAAGAACCTGCATTTTCAAAAGTAATAAAATCTCCAATACTTAAAGTATGTGGAGCAGGAGTAGTAATAGTAAGAGTTGCCGAACCATTAGTAGTAGTTATGTTACAAGCTGTTTGAGATAAAGTTGTATCAATAGGAGTAATATCATAAAATTCTCCTTCATAGTAAATAGCTAATATTTTATTAGTGCCGATAGCTGCATATCTTCTTCCATCTACATCACTCCAAGTGTGCTGGGCACGAGCGGCTCCAATAATAGTTTGATTAACTAGTGACTGCCAACCACCTATTTTTTCAGGTAATCCATATCTAAATCTAATATTATCTCCATCAATCCACTGTCCTTCAGCTCCTGATGCGGTAAATTGTTTATTAAATCCTGGTTTTATATTGAGTAAATGCAATGCCATAGAATGGTATTATATTACATATTTATACCAGATGGAAGTCCTAACATTGCTCGTTTATCAAATTTATTTTTTTCTGCAAATAGGCCGTTTCTATGGTTATAATGCAAGAATACTTGACCACAAAGATCACCTTGAAACTCATTTCGCCAATGCTCTAACTCGCATCCTGAATAGACTAACATATCTCCAGGTGCTAAATCTACTTGTATACCTGCTGGTGCATTAGGTTTCATAATATTTTTATATTCATCTATTACATTATTACTTCCTGTTGGATCTATAAAGATTGGCCAAGGATCACCACCTAAATTTAATGTTGTAGATATCTCGCAAGACGGTCTATCTTTATGTCTTTTTAATACAGAGCCCCTCTCGTACACGCGCGCGTAGGAGTAGGTAGGAATCAAATCTAATTTTGTTTGTTCTGCCATAATAGGTATTACTTTCATTAATAATGTTTCCATTACAAAGTCTGCATAATGAGAATAGACATTAGGTACTTGCTGATCTTTCCAGGTTCCTAGTAATGGAGACTCTGTTACAATGTTTTTCTCATACATAAATTTAACTGCATCTCTTTTTAGAAGAAAATAGTTAAAACAAAAATTAACTAGTTCATAAGAAACTGCTTGTTTGATAACTTGAAATTTATTTTTTTGAAAACTCATGTAAACATTCCAGCTTGTAAAAAATTAAAAGATACAGATATTCTAATATCATTGGATTGATTTACATCAACAGTATGATTAAGCCATGAAGGAAACATAATACATCTTCCTTGAATAGGTTCATAGTGCACTTCTTTCCATAAATGTTTTGGTAGTGTTTCATTCGTTCTTTTAGGGACAGACATAAGTGAAATTGTTTTGGGGTCTTCTATTTTTAAATGTCCACAACTTTCTTGAGTCTTAACATAATAAACACCCGACCATAATGAATTAGGATGAATATGAGATCTATTAAATGCACCAGGAGGATTAATATTTGCCCACATATTTCCAAGAAAAGGTTCTGAATCTAAACATTCTTCTTTAAAGATATCAAACTGCATTACAAATAACTCATGAATAAGTGGTTTATATTCTTCTTTTTTATGCATGTTGGAAGGTGAATGCCAACCCTTTACATTTGTTTTTTGTAAACCAATATCTTCTTTTGACCAATTTATAATATCTTGCTCAAGTTTTTTATTATCTATATTAAAATCTTTAATATAGATTTGAGTTGGAAACCAAAGTTCTTTGTGTAACATTATTTAACTCCTCGGGTAATTAAATCTACTAGAATATCAGTTTTTTGAACAGGGTGATTTCTCCAACAAAATACATTTAAATGTTGAAAAAATTTAGTTTCTTCTCCATTATCTCCGACATAGCATAATGTTTCAGTGTATTTGTCTTTAAAAAATTCATATCTATGTGTACCACTTCTAATAGTCGTACCATCTTTATCAAGAACAATAGGACATAAAAGATTATTTTTTTCCATATCTGGATTAACTTTTTGTTTAAATTTACCCATAGTTGGAAATAATGTTTTCATATCTTTAAATTGTATTTTTTTTAATTTTTTTGGAAATAATTGATATAATGGTTCTATTATCATCCTTTTTTACTTTCAATTGGGTTATATTCAACATCACAATTTGCAGCCAATGTTCTTCTTGTTTCATTAGTTGAATTAAATGGATATACACAATGTTTCATATCATAAGGAAATACATAAAAATCACGGAGCGCCATAGGAGGTGAATAATCTCTATTTGAAAATTGACCTGATGAATTACCTAAAATCTGAAGTTTACCATTTGTAGGTAAATGTTCTGATGAATATTCTACACCATAAGTGGATGGTAATTTTAAAATCATAACGGATGTTAAACCAGTAATTAAGTTGCCTTGATGAATATGAATCGGATTATATTCATGAGCTTTCATTTCATTTATCCATATCGAATTTAAGTGAAGTCTATATTTTAAAACTTTATTCCAATCTAAATAATGAGTATAAACGGACATAAACCATTCTTGCACACGTGGAGTTAAATAATTATGTTTTTGCATTTTAGATGTATCCTCCCCATTATAAAATAAAGATCTTTCATCATCAATTTTACCAATTAATTGTTCATTAGCTTTTGCAAGTTCACTATATTTACTTTCATAGATTTGATTAATTTCATTAAATATATCTAATGGGACTTCGTAACGAATAACAGTTTGACCTAAAAATACAAAATTAAATTTCATTTTAAAGGAGGTCCTCCAAACCACATTACTAATGATTTTCTAATTCCTTTTGTAACAGGAACAACTCTATGTTGAATAAAAGATGCAAAAAATACAGCCTGACCTTGTTTGGGTTTTATAATGTTTCCCTCTCTATATATTTCTAATCCACCCCCTTCAAATTCAGATTCATGAGATAATAAACAAGTCATAGAAATTTTTCTAACAGGTGGTTCATTTTTAAAATCTATATTTGAATCCATGTGCCAATCATAAAACCCACCCTCTGAATATTCTGTATACTGAGCAGGTTCCGTTAATTCAATACCATCAAATCCAAAATGATTACCATTAGTTTGTTTAATAATTTTCTCTAGTGTTTCATACATTTCTGGCATTTTATTAAAGGGAATAAAACTAACATGAGATGTCCTTGTTTTAGTATCAATCTTTTTAGTTTCTCCAAAACCAACTGGAGCATTTTGTGGGGTAAGTGATTTTCCCATTTTAATAATTAAATCACATTGATGTGAAGTAAATATTGGACTTGTTGTTTCTACAACGTAAGATTTCCAACGAGGTTCGTATATAATCATATTTCTACAAAATATATATCACTTTCTTAAATAATTTTAAAGCCTTGTTTTAATATTCTTTTGTTATGTATTGTTTACCAAATGTAATCTCATTAGATTGTGAAGGTTGTAATAATTTTTTATCACTAATTTCTCTTTCGATTGTTTTTAATTGACCAAGAATATTAAATATTTCAGGTTGAGAAGAACCTGAAGTTAATGTATTTGCTTTATTTTGCATAATTTGATGATAGGATTCTAATTGATGAGTATTAACGTTATTAGTATCAAAATTTCCATTATCAAATTCTTTTTTTAAATTAGACCACATTTTTATTTCTCTGATACGATCTTTTGCAATTAATTCCATATTTGCTTTTGCGTAAAGTTTTTCATCTAAATCAATAGCATAACATTCTGATTTATACTCATCGGTTTCAGTTTTTATTTTTTTTTCTAACCATTTAATTTTTGCATTGTTACGTCTATAATCAAAAGATAACGTCATTAAATTTTCAAGGAATATATTTTGTTCTCTAACACACTGCCAGTATTTAGAAGCAAGGGTTGGATACTTTGCATCTTGCAATACAGATACTCTAGCTTCTGTTTCTGTTCTAAATATTTGTTTTTTAGTCCAAGTGTCGCGAAGTTCGTCCACAAGAGATTTAAAACTAAACATATCTTCTTTTGTTAAAAGATTGTTTAAATTGTTTTCTTCTTTTTGAATTAATTCCTTTATATTTTTTTTCTCAACCATTTAATAGTATTACTACATTAATTTTATATATAGTTAAAGCGTTATGTTGCTGTTACCGTTTTAGTTATTAATGTTCCCGGCCCTGCATATTCTTCTGTAGCACGTACATATGTAGCTGGTGGCGTTGTTCCACCAAAAGCTAAACCTGATAATTGCGTTCCACAACCTGCTAAATCTGCTCTAGCTGTATTTAAAGTTCCTCCTGCTGTCCAAGAAGATCCATTATATTCTTCTGTGGCTGCAACAAAAGTTGGTGTTCGACCACCAAAAGCTAAACCTGCTGTTTGCGTTCCTGCTCCACCTAAACGGTACCTAGCAGTTCCTAAATTTCCTCCTGCTGTCCAAGAAGATCCATCGTATTCTTCTGTGGCATTAGAAGCTGCTGGTGTTACAACAGCTGTTCCACCAAAAGCTAAACCTGCTGTTTGAATTCCACAACCTGCTAAACTGTATCTAGCTGTTCCTAAATTTCCTCCAGCTGTCCAACTTGTTCCATCGTATTCTTCTGTATCAGCAACTGCAACTGTTGTAAAACCTCCAAAAG